GCACGAGCTGGCGCATAGCCAGCATATACACCGTTGATTGTCAAATTGCCACTTACTGTGACATTGCCCACATTATCAAATGTAGTTGTATATGTGCCTGCAGTAATAGTTGTGTTTGTGGTTAGACCAATAACATTGCCGACTGTAATGTTGCCACCAGCACTAATATTACCAACTGTAAGATTACCAGTACCTGAACCAATTGTAACTGTTGCAGTACTTGCGCCCATGGCAATAGTGGTTGCCGCACCACCCATATTAACAGTGCTGGCCACTGTATTGAACAAAGTACTGACAGCCGCACCAGTTACCAATGAACCACTAGTGGTTGTTATTGTGCCAGAACTGGTAATTCCAATACTGTTATATGTTTGAAGAGTAGTACCGTTAAGAGTTAACCATGCGCCCATGCCGCTAGCAGCATTGGCTGTTACACTTCCAGTTGTTCCACCTACTGAAATTCCTCCTGAACCACCCAATGCAATTGATAATGCACCAGTCTGTGTATTGCGATAGCGTAGTGCGCCGGCGGCATCATAGTATGCATTATTCAGTATATTGGTCAAAGTTGGGCCAGTATTGCCGCCGCTGGTTAGTGCTGTGGCATTACCAACGAATACCTGTGTAATATTACCCTGCAACGGATAAACGTTAGTGTTACCAATAATGACATTGGTATTAGTGCTTAACATTGATACAGCATTAGCATTGCTGTAATTTGTTACACCTGTTAAAGTAGAACCGTTACCAATGAAGAAATTACCAGTTACATTGCCTGTATAAGAAGCTGTTGTACCTGATGCATTTCCAATTAAATTACCAGCTGTAATATTACCAGTAGTTACAATAGTGTTACTACCGTATGCACCTAAGAACGCTGCAACATTAGTATTTCCGTAGTTGGCGCTGGCTGATATGCCAGTTAACAGTGCTCCATTACCGATAAAGTAATTACCAGTAATATTGCCTGTTGTAGTTATTGTGTTACTGCCAATATTGGCTAAGAAAGCAGCAACATTAGAATCATTATAGCTAGATGTTGCTACAATGCCGGTTAGTAAACTACCATTACCAACAAAGTATGAGGCTGATATATTGCCGCTTACATAAGCATTACCTGCTACATCTAAGGTATAGGAAGGATTAGTGTTATTACCTACGCCAATTTTACCATTGCTTATAGTTAAACCTAATATACCATTTGTTGGGAATACACCACTCTGTGTACCATCGCTGGTGTAAAAATTAATAGCGTTGTAGGATCCTGAACCAGCATTGTGTAAAGTATGTATGAAATGAGGGTACTGTGAAGTGCCTGCATATCCAAATGTTATTTGTGAAGTGTTGTAATTAGGATTGGGTTCACCGTTACGGAATGTTGCTGACAATGCACTTATTGCACCGGTGGTGCCCGAAGACAAATAGGAACCTACATTACTGTCACTGTAATTTGTAGGTGTATATCCTAAAGCCGTTGTTACATTAGCACTGGTCAATCCTGTTACATACTGTGCAGTTGTGGCTGTGGTAGCAGTAATTCCTGTCAATTGACTGCCATTACCAAAATAGTAAGCTGCATTTACATTTCCAGTATAAGTTGGCAAATATGCAGCTACATTGGTGTTACCATAGTTAGAACTTGCTGCTATGCCCGTTAATAATGCGCCATTGCCGATGAAGTAACCGCCAGTAATATTACCAGTAGTTACAATAGTGTTACTGCCGTATGCACCTAAGAACGCTGCAACATTGGTATTTCCATAATTAGCACTGGCGGTAATACCTGTTAATAGTGCGCCATTACCAATAAAATAGTTGCCAGTTACATTACCGCTGGCTGTAATACTGTTAGCTACAGTCAAGTTGCCGCCGGCTTGTGTTGTACCAATTACCACGTTGGCTTGGAGACCAACTGCGCCGTTGACATTGTTATAGTTTAGAGTTAGGTTTCTTGCACTGTTGGGACCTAAAATAAATCCAGAACCGGCTATAATAACGCCTGCAGTAGCCGAGTAGGATGTATTCGGTGACAGGTACAAAGAACCAAGTGTGTCGTATATGTAAGAACCGTTTGTTGTGCCCGAAGCCTTAAATTGTATTCTGCCACTTGCGTTGGCTAATATGATGTTACCTGGATTCAAATTACCAGAAAACGCTGCAACGTTTGCATCGCCGTAATTCGAAGGTGTATAGCCCAATGCCGTTATTACATTGGCGCTGGTCAGTCCAGTTACATATTGTGCTGTTGTTGCTGTAGCGGCTGCAACTCCAGTCAACTGGCTACCGTTACCCAATATGTAAGAACCTGTTATATTGCCATTAACTGTAAATGCACCTGCAGAAACAGTAGCAACAACATTTGATGTATTACCACCACCTGCAATAATCTTAACTACCTTGCCTACTGTGCCTGTGCCAAAGATTAAGTTACCGCCCTGATTGCCTGAGCCGTTGCCCATGGTATACAAATAACCGTCATTTGCACGAACTGAATTACCAACAATATTAGCACTCAAACCATCGAAATTACTGCTGGCAATGCCCATGTCAATGAAATATGTAGCGTCGGATCCATTGTCAGCAGTTACAATATAGTCACCAGTGGCTGCATTGCCGCTGTTGATATTTTGCAAATTAATCTGCACATAGTCGTTGTAATTACCACTACTCTGTATGATTGTCTGTTGTAACGGTGTATAGCCTGCGGCAATACCTGTGTATAGTGCGTTAAAGCCTGTGGCCGCATTACCAAAGAATTGACCACTGTTACCGCTAATCTGGGTAATATTACCAATAATTGTTGAGTTACCAGTTACTATTAAGTTGCCAATAGTAGCATTGCCACCGACCTGTAAGGTGGTTGTGTTAGTAGTGCCGGATACTGCCAAACCAGTTAAAGTGCCAACAGTTGTAATATTTGTTTGTGAGGCAGTGCCTATAGTTCCATAAATTGTATTGAATGTTCCGATATTAGCGTTTACGCTAACTCCGTCAAAAGCATAACCAGAAATTACAGGTGCTGGACTTGTGGCAAAACTAGCTACAATATTACCAGTGGCCACCAATACACCGTTGGCATTAAAATCCCAATTACCCCCAGAAGTTTGAATGTGGGCACCTGCAGGATCGACCCACATATAAGACTGGTCACCAAAATTCATTTTTACATAGCCCGAACCGCCACTGTTATTATAAAGGTCCATGCCATTTACATAAGAATTAAGACCAATTTTTCCTCTATCGGCAGGTAATGCTAATTCTCCGTTGGCTGCAAAATTCCAAGTACTGTCCGCTGAAGTATCAGGATCTATTACTTGAATCAAAGCTCTTTTTGTGAGAGTATCAGCAGTTACATAAGCATTAGGGGTTTGCAATGCAGAAACGCCAGAGTCTGCATAGATAAAATTTGTGTTGTTATAATTGATTTGTGTGTAGGCCATTGCGTTTGACGCAAACAAATCAATACCACCAGCATACTGAATTTCACCTATCTGTCCGCCGCTTGGTAATGTTAATGTTCCGTCAGTGCCTAATGTCCAAGTTTTTGTGCCAGCTGCTGTCACTGTGACATTACCATTGGCTGTGAGTATTGACACATTACTGGTGCCGTTTGATAACGAATTTGTGCTGCCGGCAGCGCCGTAAGTTATTTCGTTTGTGGTTGTATTATAATATAAAACATTGCCAGTGGTACTAGTTGCAACAGGTGCTACAAAGAAACCCGAAGTACTGGCAGTCCAATTGGTGCCTGTGGCGCTTAATATAATGCTGTTATTTGCTTGATTAGTGCCGCCGGCAAAGTTACCAATAGCCACAGCATATTGACCTTGATTTTGTGATCCTGCCAAGGCCCCGATAGCTACCGCGCGAAGCCCTTGGTTAACAGCTCCTGCATTAGTACCCACTGCCGTAGTACCAATACCTTGAGCATAGTTACCAGCGCCAGCACCAACTGCTGTAGCTTGCAGACCTTGATCAATTTCACCTGCTTGGTTACCAACAGCAACAGTCAGTGCGCCTTGGCCACTGTTGCCTGCATGGTAGCCTAATGATATGGTTGTAGCATTAGTTCGTAGTGTACCAGTGGCTGTGATGTTTCCACTGACAGCAAATAAGTTAGTGCTGACTGTGGTTACTACATTAGCATCTGAGGTATTGCCTATGAATGTTTTTACAACACCATTTGTACTGCCAATATATAAATTACCAATGTTACCTGTACTAGGTCCTGCAGCATCGTAACCTACAACATACAAGTAACCATCATTTATTGTACTAGACTCTGGGAACCAACTGTCGCTGGCAAATTGGCTGCTGTTAATGCCCATGTCTATGAAATAAGAAGTGTCGCTGCCATTGTCTGCTGTGGCAACAAAGTCGGAGCTGGAGGCAGCACTATTGCTTAGATTTTGGTTAACAACCTGCTGATAGCTGTTGGCATAGCCATAGACCTGCATGTAAGCATTAGGATATTGGCCGTAATTTACACCGTCGCTGATAACAATATTACCACGCATTTCGGTAGTATCGTTGCTGTAGAATTTAACTGTTTCGCGACCAGCCTGACGGATTCTAATAGCACTTAAATTACCACCAAGATTTACATGACTAAGACCAGTGTCCCCATCAGTTGTGTTGAACTGATATCCTGTGGGCATATTGGCTTCAGTGTAAAACTCGTTGGCATAAGCACTACCGTTAAAAGTAAAAGTATAACCAATATTTGGTCCGCTGGGGACCGTATTAAATCCCATCGAACCGTTATCATTTCGCAAATAAATGCCAGTTAGGTTATTATTTGCCCGCAATTGAATACTGACATTGCCGTTGCCGCGATTACCTGTCAATAAATTAATTGCATTATTAACATTGGCTATTAAAAAAGGACTTTGGCCTTGGTTTATAGCGTTACCTAAAACTAAGTACTGACCACTAAACACATTACCGATTATATCAGAGTAAGAGGTAATGTTAGAAGTTGTTAAAATTGTTACATTCGAATTACTTGCTAAGTAACTAGCAACATTACTGTTTCCATAATTGCCGTTGGCACTAATATTGGCTAAATCTGCAGTAGTAGCAAGACTATAGCCACCTGCTGTTGCGCCATCTTGCAGGTGCAGTGTGTATGTATCAGTATTAAAAACCAATTCACCCTGAAGCCCAGTAAATGCAGCTACTGCGGCTGCATTGCCGCGTAGTAATCTTAATCGTCTTGTGCTAATTGTCATTATAGTGTGCCCAAATCCTCTACGGGGTCGCCAACAAATATATTGCCTGTAAATTCAGGATATGCAGTACCCACAACAACCATTTGCCCTTGAGCTCCCCAGTTGTCATCTACATAAGCAGGTTGTTGTGTGTTGCCTGTTGTGTAATAAAGTGAGTAAATGTACTGTTCACGCTCAAATGCATTAATGTTTATAACGGGGATAGTTACAGTTCCGATGCCTGCTGTGGCGTTGCTGATTGTTACATTGCTTTGAAATATAACATTAGCGTTGCTGGTAACATAATCGTCAATGACACTAAAAACCAAAGGCTGTACATTAGTGAGATTATAGGGTTTTTGATCCTGATTTTGGACTTTTACTTTGATAATATTGTCTACACCTTTGTAGACTGTTATAGTTCTAGTGTACACAACTCTGTTCCTTTGTTCAATTTCTGGATCCGTAGCTATCTGAATCAGGATCGTATTGTCGTAGATGTATGTATTAATCTGCTGCATAGAGTATTTATTCGAAAGCCATATTCAAAAAGCTACAAATAACAGCATATAAATAACTTCGTGCAGGACTATCAGAAATTATTAGACGACTATCCCTTTTTAAGTTTTTTAACTTATGGGGGGAACGAATATATAGGAATCATACAGAACATAGATGATGTAATAACCAGCATCTATGATTTTGCTGTGTTAAAAACACCCGAGCAGAAACGGCTTTACTTAGAACTGGGTGAAGCTTGGTGGTGGGAAAGCAATAGAATGGTGCCCATTAACATATTTCTAAAAACAGAATGGCACCCATTTAGGCCAACATTAAAGACATTCAACAGTAAGGATGTTGAGGTAAAATATGGGCCTGCACTGAGCCTTAAAGAAAACGCTCAAAAGCGTTCAAAGCGTCGCAGCATTACCCTTGTACGAAGGGTCATTTAAATTCATGTTTACAGCTACTAGTGTTGCGTAAGATATGCTATGCGACTTCTTAAAAAAATAACTGCCATCTTGAGGTTTGTCCCAAATAGTTTTAGCAACTTCGCGCCACGGCTGTCCAATCAAGTGCCGTTTTGCAGGACGAATTACTGCCAAAAACATAGCCATTCTAGGGATACTGTCCACCGGTTCAGGCATTCTAATTAATGTGTCATAGTGTGCGTTGACATGAATTAACTGCTCACAGAATTCACGGTCATACAGTTTGGCCCAATCGGGTTTTGTAGTCATTAGTTCTACTAGATGTTGCTCACTTTGTACTCGACCATACACACTAACATTTAAAAAGTCTAACTTAAGATAGCCACGATCTTCTGCTGCTTCATAGTCCAAACTGGCCTGACCAGTAAAGGGATCTTGTGGTATCGCTTGAAAGTAAACACCTGTGTTATGCTTAGTGACTTTATCGTCGCGAATAATACTAGCAGGTGTGTGCTTGAGTAATTTTAGAATTTGATCTCTATCTGCGAAATCAATGTCAATGTCTGATTTAAACTTCATATTACAAATTATACTGCTCTATTAGAAAATCTGCAAATTTTTCATGAGCAGCTTGACCGTGATGTGCATATTTCCCAAAAATTTCAAAATCAAAACCTTTAAATCCTTGTGATGCACAATATTCACAAAAACTAAATTCAAACAAGTTTAAAACATTTTTTTTTATTACAACAGAATTATAAAAAGGTTCAACAAATGGTGCAGTAAAATCTATTATATCTTCTTGTCGGGGGCCCGAAAAAATAATGTAATCGATATTATTATTTTCACACCAAGTAGAAAAAAGTTCAACTGATTGCAGTAAATTTGTTACTTCTGCTTCAGGATTATAAAATAATGCTATTTCTTTACTGTATTTTTTTAAATGTTCTGGCATATTATTAAAAGATTGATTTTTAAATAATTTTTCTAACCAATTTTCTCCTTGAAATATTTGATAACATGCAAATTCGCCGTCGTTGCTTTGTTTCCATCTGTCGTCTTGTCCCAACGGATCCCAGATACTTTTTCTATATATGTAACTTAAACCAATTATAGCTGTAATTTTTTCATTGGTTGTTTTTTTTAAATTGATTAAATCTCGCAAACTTGTTCTAAATATTCTTTCGTTTGATGACCCTAATATACTATTGTTTATAACGGTGGTCTGTAACTTGGCAGCTAAAAATTCACCGGTATTTTTTCCATCGGACATTTTCATATAACTATCGCCGTTGATATAAATCATTTTTAAGATCTATTTCCATATTTTAGTAAAAACCAACTTGCCGAGGCATCCTGTTTAAAAGCAAAAGTAACGCCTCTGTCTGTGCTGGTATTTGTAAAATAGTCCCAGTTAGTGGGAAAATAACTCCATTCAAAATCTTGGTTAACTGCAAAACCATGTTTTTTTAGCTCGTCTAACAAATAGTAAGCTTCACTTATATCTTCAATTTTGATATGAACTTCAGTCACAGGCCTGCTTCTTTTAAAATGTTTTTGATGTATTCAACATCTGCTACATAATCTCTAAATTTCTGTTGCCAAAAGTCAGGATCAATCCAAGGCATGATAATGGCCAATTGTTCTTCATTTAAATCACTGAGAAATTCTATTCCGGTATCACAGTTATAAATGATCCAAGGACTTATTCTGCCGTTGGCAATGTGGTGACAGATTCTGTTTCTTGAGCCGTATCTAAAGTAGTTTTTAAAATCATTGTGCAAGTTTATGTCTATTTCAGTGGCGTCCTGCATTTCTTTGAATGCTCGTTCTACAGCGTCATCCACACTTTCTTTACGCATATACTGTTGCAGCCATTCTACATAAAATGCGTCCTTAGACCATTGATCTAGTTTTTTATTGTTTTTCAACAACCAGTCGGTGTAGCTGGCAAAGTTAACACAACGAATACCACGACAGTGACGACCAAACTTTACAAAGGCTGAATAATAACTGCTGCCGGCAAAGTCTTCGTAGGTCTTTAATTTGGCACTGCCCTGTGTAATTTCATAAAAACGCAAATAAGCTTTGAAACCCATCTGTACATCAGGATCTGTTTGATTTTGATGCCTGCGCTTAGGCTCGCACATATGAGCTGCCAATGTGCTTTCTCTAGTAAAGGATTTTTTACAGTACTGACAAGTAACTGTCACCCCAGTTCCTTTTTAATTTCCTGATCAGTCATGCCCATTTGTCGTGCAAACTGCTTGAGATCTTTTTCTGTGTTGATTCCGGCCAACAGTTCTGCTTCATCTTGTTTTAAATGAGGATACAATTTAAGAATAAATTTTACTGCTTTACTGTTTGCACTGTCTTTCTTTTTGGCGGCTTGCCAATAATGTCGCTGTACACCCATACCAGGACTAACAGTTGTACACAGTAACCATTGTAGTTTTGGATGTCTATTTAAATCAAAAAAGTTTTGATTAACGCGGTCATTGGTGGCTCTGAGATACCATTCTTGGAGATCAGGTGATCCCTGCACACTAGCTGCATAGCGCAACATAAGATAAGTGCTGAACTTCTTTCGTTCTTCTTCGTTCAACTCATCATAAAAGTCATAGTTTTTGGCGTCCAACTGTGCCATTTCATTGTTGATTGATAGTTTGTTCATTATACTGAGTGATGAAAAATTGACTTTTCTTCTTCTTTGATTAGGTAATACAACATTATAACACGATCCATCTCGGCCTGTAAAGCCGGGTTGGTTTTCGCAGCTTGCCTTACTTTTTGCCATAAATGTTGTTCTTCCAAATCGCGAGGACTAACAGTTCTGCCAATCTCAATTCTTGTACTGGGGTTGGCCCCGATTTCTCTTGCGTAGGTTACGCCATTTGCTTGCTCGTAAACATAAGTTGTGTTAGGTTTTAGATTTCCCATAATTTTCCCAATTAATTATAATGTCGTAATATATTTCAGAGAGATACTGTTGTCCTGCGGGGTCACTGTGATAACCAGGATCATGATCTAATACAGGATGTAAAAATCTTGCATGCGACGGTGTCATTTTAGAATCAGTAATCAAAAACTGGTCAGGTATTAAATCAGGTATTATTTGTCTTACAGAATCTACTGACCATAAATTGTCAGGAACAACAATAAAATTAATTCCTGCAAGGTATAGTGCTGTTATACCATCTCTTATTATCCATGTGTCTAGCTGTTGTTTCCAATCACTGTCATAAAGTTGATCAATAAAGTATTTTACAGCGGTGGTTTTGGCCGAGGATAATAGTTGACATCTCTCTGGGTTTAATTTGTTTACAGCTAAACTTGACAGAGATTCGCTTAATAAATTGTACCCTACATTGGTATAATTTATATTTTTTAAACCAACTGCACTATTAAATTTGTTTATTGGTATTTCAATTCGATCATGAAAAGTCGGTGAAATGATAGCAAAATCTGGTTTTAATTTTATGCATTCATCTATTTGTAATCTTATACCGCCATTGCTAATGCCAGGTCTTGCTAATTGCACAAGGTCCCAGCGTAATTTATCAGCCAATAATTCAGCGTAACTTGAACCAGGTTGACTAGTACTGGCAGAACTTGAGCTACAGCCACAAACTACCAGAGTTTTAGTCATTGGTGATGTTTACTGGTTAGCTCAGGTTTACTGTAAAAGTATCCATATTGTTCATAGACCCATTGCACAAACTTGTAAACTTCGTCAGCTTGGAAATCTCTGTGTGCTCGTTGCTCATTGTACATCATGCTTAACTTGTGCAGGTCTCTAATCCATTCGTGTTCGAGTTTCATAATCTATCCTTTACCAACATTTAGTATAGTTAACTATTTCACTTTGCCTACTGATATCTTTAACAAAGTAAACACACAAGGGTTTTTCTTTGTTAGTTTCTAAAGGTACTGCCAGCATTTGTCCAGGTTTAAGTTTGGGGAAATACCACTTAATATCTTGGTATATATCAATTACTTCGATTTTAAAAAATTCAGGTCTAAAACTTGCAAGAGGATTAAAAGCAAAAGCACTGAACCCACGATCATTAATACTAGTCAAGGGCACTACTTCTAAGTCCCCCAAGTCAGGTTCACCTATTAGTATTTGCCAGTCCATGGGCATCTTTACAACATTGCCCCCAATGTTTAGCACTAGTGCCGGGCTGTTAAATGATTCTAAAAATATTAAGGGTATAAAAAAGTAGTCAGGGTCTTTTGGGTCACTATTGTCTAAGACACAAAATCTTACATCATCTACTTCTTCGGGTATTTCGTTAAGCTCGTAGGCTGCGTTATGTTCTAGTGTTAATAATCTCATAAGTAAAATAAATTTCAGCTAGTATATACTAACTGACAAAATTGTCAAGCCTGCCAGTCTAATTTTTCCAAACTGAATGGGTAGTTGGCTTCTTTGTAGAATGCTTTACGCTTGGTAAGGTGTCGTTTTGCGAACTTGCAGGTTGAGGTGATGTCCCAAATTTCAACATGGTCCTTGTCTTGCGCTTTCCTAATACCTCGCCCAATAGACTGTATAACCCTGACAAAGCTTTTTCCGGGCTCCACAAGAACCAAATTAAAGATCCTAGGAATATTAATACCCACAGCGGCCACACCATAAGTCGCCACAATAACCTTCCCATCTGAAACAGCCACTTCATCGTATTCTTCCTTTCGATCCTTTGCTTTGGTCGCGCCCGACACAAACACAGCATTATTGATTTTACTGGCTAATTCTTTGCCTGGACCCACACGATCCACTAAGACCAATGTATTGCCCGATTCAGATATTTTATTAATTAATTGACTGAGATAGTCAATTCTTGATTCAGTTTCCAGTAAGTATCTAAGTTCTTGTTGATAGTCTTTGTACTCTACATAGTCTACCAATTGAACTATATTTACATGACAATTGCTGAGATGGCCTGCTTCTTGAAGTTCGCTGGCACTGAGTCTGCCCATGACTGGTCCAATACAACAGTTCAGTGCTTGAAACGCATAGTCTTCTTTGGGAATAGTACCCGTTAGTCCCCAACGAATAGGAGTAGTGGCAAATACAGAAGTTAACAAGCTTTTTAGTGCGTCTGCTTTGGCACTGTGAGCTTCGTCTACCATGATGCAGACTACATTTTCTACAAATTCATGAATAGTAACATCTGCTTCGTAATTTTTAGTATTCTTTAATAGTGTGTTAAGACTTTGCCAAGTACAGATAGTATGTGTGCGTGTGTATTCTTTGCGATCACCGAACAGCACACCTACATCTAAGCCCATGTTGATATAGTCTGCTTCTGTCTGTGTGACCAAACTCTTGCTGGGTACAATTACCACACTACGACCATATTTCTGCACACTTGCAGATAATGCTGCTGTCATAATAGTTTTGCCTGCGCCTGTGGCCACTTCCTGAATGCACTGCGGATTCTCTAAAAACTTATTAACGATTTCTACTTGATAGTCACGCAATAGAATAGGCTCGCCTTCAGCAGGATGTCCCTTGGGCCACTTGATGTCAGCAAAAGTAGTTTCTGTTACAGGTTCGAATTCAAATGTTGTACTGTATTCACGACTGTCCTGTATGTCAATATCATAGCCCCGTTCTTCAACAAAGGGTATAATGTCAGGCAGTAAGTTTATGTAAGTTGTGCCGCCGAGATTAAAATAGGGCACTTTACCATCCCATCGTCCAAGTCTAACTGCGGGTAAGTATCTTGCGCCAGGTATTTCGTACTTGAACTTTTCAACTAATCGCTTGCGGTCAGTTAATTCAAGATTGTGAAGTTTACAGTTTACTTCATCTTTGATTTCAATTATACAGGTAGTCATTCAATGTAAAAGATTTTTTCAGCTTGTTTGATCCAAGCTTGTTTGCGTGTGCCCACTAACAATCTGCTTTCGCTGACAAGGCATTTGATTTTAGTATCAACTCCTTCTTGTCTTAAGTATTTAACTTCTTCGGTGCTGGTTTTTGGTAAACCTGTAGCGTAGACATATACCGGTAGTCTGTTGGTACGCCTAGCATATTCCACAATTTCTTCAAGACCTAATTTATTTTTGCTAAAATATCTTTGCCTACGGCTAACACAAAGCCGTTGCCTTACTGTAAGCTCACTTCTAAATTTACTATAAAAATCCAGCAACAGTTCTTTGGGCACAGTATAACCTAATACTTCTGCATTGTCAATTAGTGCCACAATATTGTCGTAGCCAAAGCCCCCCAAGCAAGAAACAATATACTCTTTTAAACTGTCTGCAGCATTAACAATTTCATAGCCCGTACCAGTGTCTCTAAGTTCAATAGCAAAAGGTTTTTGTTCGCACTCGAGGATTTTAATATATAAATCAGTAACAGACTTATCAACTTCAATATTGTGATTTTCACTTATAGCACAGATCCAGTTTACAACACTTTCAGTAATACCAAACTGCCAAATTTTTTCTTCTGCATCAAATACTGCTGAGCCATCACCTTGTTTGCTTTGATTTTTAACGGCTGTGATCAGTTCGCTGTCATAGGGAAATTTTAAAATTAATTTGTTGTTTTCAATGTAAGCTTTGCGGCTTCTATCAACTTGCCTAATTGCCATTCTGTACCTGCTGATGTTTTCAGGAACTTCAACAGGCGTGGGCAATTGACTGAGTTGTCGACGATATTTAAGCACAATCTTTTTAGCCAGTTCTGCTTGTTTGTCAGTGTAGCTGATATTTCTTTCAGCAGTTTGACTGGCAAGACTGTCCACAATTTTAATGTCATATCTTGCCAGACTTACGGGTGCAGGAACTGTGTCAAAAAGACCTAACTGTCGATTATTGATGTCACGATAGCCACCAATAAACTCAACATAGTCTTCAATGTAATTAAATTTCACCATGTGTGTATTGTACTTGATTTAAACAACAAAGTCAAAAAAAACCCTGCCGAAGCAGGGCTAAAAGATCAATTAACGCAGGAGCTAGTTTTAGAGCGTTAACTGATATTTGCCTTTAGGGCAAATTCTTTAAAAAGGCCATTGTTTCTTTCGGCCCTCAAGAATGGTGCCGACACCTGGTGCCGTTTCAGTAGGCCTATGTGGAGCAGTGCCTGGTTCTGGTTGATCAACTACTGTATCTGTGGGTTCATCGATGCGAACAATTTCCAAAGGACCAAACAACCATGCTTCAGTTTCGTCGTTGTACCAGCCTTCGTTTTCCATGAACTCGTATGCATCTTCATCATAGCCATCCATGATGCGTTGCTGTTCATCTTCGTCCATGTCATCAGGAAATTCCCAATCACCCAACCAACCATCATCCATGCTGTCCAGTTCAGCACCGTCAGGAGCATTTTCTCCCGAATAACTGTACATGTCAATACCGTCAGGATTGTCAGAGGTAATTCCTTCGGGGGGATTATCGTCAGTAGTTTCTACAGTAAATGTACCCCAACGAAATCCATTGACGCGAACAATTTGTTCTCCGTCCTTGATCCAAATTTCGCGTTCTTCGCAGGACTTTTTTTCCAGTGTTGAAATTTTCCAAACTGCCATGATCTATTCCTTTTAATTGATTTCCATCATGTTCCATTCTTTGACCACATACAGCATTTCATCTTCTGTGTTACAAAGAATCTTAGCGGTTTTCCATTCACCGTTGCCGTCAACACCACCAACTTCAACCATCCAACCGTTGTCATAACGATTGATGCTGATGTTTTCATTTACTTTTGCCAATTTGCTTAATTTTTTTGCCATCATAGTACTCCTTAGTTTTTAAATTCTACAGGTTGGTTATCGTCGACTGACTGGCTTTGATATTCCAAATAAAGTCGATCCAGTTCTTCACGCAAGAAATGCTCGTCAGGATCGTAAGCAATGCCTTGCCACTCGGTTACTTTAAGTTTATCTTCATTCCAAGTCTGGCGCCACCGTTCTCCGGTCCATACTGCACGATATTCGTAACCATCTTTGGTTTTAATATTGTACTGTCCCTCACGAACGGGATTTACTTTAGCAGGGAACCATTCAGTTAGGCCATAGTTGATATCATCCATGTCTTTATATCGTTCCCACTTGCCTGTGGCCTTTTGACTGCCGGCAATATAAAAGCCAAAGTCTGAACTCTTGCCCGAAGTGTCGCCACCAAAGTTGTCAATGTCTTCACCGTCGTATTGAACGCTAGTGATGATTTCATTACCGTCAATTTCGTCGTAGGTCAGTGTAATAAGGCCTGGATTGAATGGTGATTTGAGTTCAATTTCGCCTTCAAAGAAAGTGCCTTTTTCACTACTGTTGCCAATGAACACTACAGTGCCTGCGGGTTGACTGTCAATCCAAATTTCGTCACCGCAGGTCCATTCAGGTTCCGACTGTTCGGGATTTTCTTCGTCAACGCCCATACCGCTGATATCGTCTAAGGATTTTTCATAAACTGTATTGTCGTTTTCATCTTGAACTTGTATAGTGCCAGCACTGCGATCTACTCCCCAACAGTGTCCCATGTCATCACAGTCATGCCATGATCCAGGAGTGAATGGTTGCAGTTCTTCAGGTACTTCGGGCAGGGGATTATCATCGTCACTGTAATCCCAAGCATAGTCACTTACACTAATTCTGTGTTGCCTAAAGTAGTCATAGGTAGCACGACTGACAGTGCCCATGACTGTTTCACCACCATAGCCCCACAGTAAGATCTTATAAGTGCGTGGAGTAAATTTTAATGTTTCAATCAGTTTGTCGTGTTCTGGATTAGATTCCACAACTTCTTTTTTCTTGCGAGGCATAATTATTCCTTGTTAATCTGGGTCTACTGGCAAACATACAAGACTTTTGCGATATCGATCCGGCACTGTGAGTGCTTTGGTTCGACCTCGCTGACATTCCTGCATGGTTTGATATCTGCCCTGTACTTCTTGCACTATAGCGGAACTATTGGGCAAAGTCAAGACAGCAACTAAAACAATCTGCTCAAGCATTGACAATTTCCTTTACTGTATACCCCTGTTCACGATACAGGTCTGCCTCTGATTCGAACGCCACAGTAAACAAAAACATATCACCATCCCAAATTTCAAACATATATGTCTCCATTATTTCACCAATTTTTCAACTTGTTTTTCGGATTTGTTTGCCAGAATAGCAAACATCTTTCGCTTTTCTTCACGCTCTTTAGCTACTCGTTGACGCTCAACTTCTTTAGCTTCGTATTGCTTGCGGCGCTTGTCATCAGTCATACGCAACATAGCGTCATACTGTTGTGCCTTTGCCCAACCGGTCAAAAACAGTTCGATGCCATCAAATGTGCTGGTCCAAATTTCAGCATCGCGGCTGTAAATGGGCAGTGCAGTATCATCGGGATACAGTGTGACCATATCGCCGTAATCTTTTGGACTGTAGTGGTGCGGGGGGCGTCCTAAACGAAAGCCCAAACTCTTGGCTTGTGCTTCAATGCGTTGATAACGAGTGTAAGTATTGTAACCGCTCATTGCATTCCTTTGGGTTCAATGGGTCGACGAAGTCCAAGGACCTTTCGATCTTCGGGAGTTAGTTTATTCCAAGCTGACAATTTAATTTCATACTCTAAACGAGCTTGGGCCGCACGATTATATCGTTTTTCAATTCTAGCAATTTCCCCTGACCACCACACTCGCAGTTCTTCATTACGCAGCAAAACAAACGAAGTCATGTCGTTACGCTCAAGTTCCAACATGGCCAGTTTAGCATACCTGCAATAACCAGGAGTTAGTTTAGCAGTTTCTTTTTCAATAATTTCTAAAATGTCATGCTTGTCCATGATGCACCTTTAGACCAAATACAGCCTGTTCTTCATCAGTTAGTTTTGCCAATGCTGCTTGACGCTTACGCTTCAGTTCAGCATTTTTCCTGGCCAGTGCGGCTTTTTTATTCTTTTCCTTAAGTTCAGCAGCTGCACGGGCCGCATCTGCTTTTTTATGATCTCGCCACCATACCGTCAGTTCACTGGGAATAGATAGCACATTAGATTGGGGATCAACTTTTTCAAGTTCATAAAGAGCTTGACAAGCAATACGAGCCAACTTATCTGCTTCTTCTTTTAACAATTTCAATTCACGACTGTCTTTATAAACACTGTGATTGGCCCAATTAGTATCATAACTCATACACGGCATTATTTTTCCCCTGAATGTTTAAGAAGAAACATAGTAACTTCGGGCCCTTCCAGTTTAACACAGTCTACAGGATATTTGTTTAGTTCTTTAACACCCCAACCGTTTTTACCAATCCTAAGAACCCCAATCATCTTAGGGTTGAGTTTACGAACAACACCAATAACCAAATTATTACTCTGCGGATAGGCCACACAGTCACCTAGGTTAAGAACCTGACCCAATTGATCGCGGTGGTCTGGAATTTCTTTTGACATTTTTATTCCTTTATCGAAACCGGGCTTACATCACACTTGCGCGAACGCCGGTTACGCACACGGCAGGGGTTATTCGGCAGGCTTCATACAGGTTGTACGAGCCATAGCTTGCCAACGCAAGGGAAAGCTCTTGCGGAGATCCGCAATCTTCAGCGCCATACGCAGACTCATTTCACGAAGGCTGTTCTTGTTTTCATACATGAAGTCAAGAATTTCATCACGACCGATGTCACCAAAGTCATAGTCCTGGAACAGCTCGCCGTCACCTGCAATCTGCTTGATGCGGAGGAACTTGTCACGCATAGTGTCCAGAGTCAAGTCTAAGTAGTGACAACGACTTTGCAGAGCGTCCAAGTGGTCACGCAACTTTTGGCTCTTCATCTTGTCAAACTTCAAGTTGGTAATAAAGATAATACTACCGTTGAAGTTAAACTGATCAGGCACACCTTCACGGCGCAACATAGAACTGTCACTGAGCCAAGAGATCTTGCGCTTCTTGCCCGAGTCCAAAGCACCTTTCAACAAGTTCAAGGCCACATCGTCCAACAAGATGCTGTCACAGTCATCAAACACCAACACACAATTGGGATCTGAATATTTGTACAGAGTCACATACAGACCTAGAGCGGTAGCACTGCCTTTGACAACTTCAGCTCGCAGGCGCTTGCCAGCAATTTGGTCAAACAAGCAGGCCTTTTCAACTTCAGTTTCAACACCATAGCTCTTACCAACGCCCGGAGGACCTGACACAATCATAGCACGAATGTCACCATTCGTTGCGGCCTTGGTCATTTCAGTGAGAATTTCAAAACGCTCACGGATACGAGTCATTGCGGCATCGTCGGACTCGGACTCTGCTACAACAGGAGCGGCTTTCACAGTTTCCACAGCATCTTCTCCGCTGACAAATTCGTAGGCATCAACACCCGTGACCTTGACGCGAATAGTGTCAGGGAAGCCAGGGAAATTGTCGCCATTGCGAACAGTAACGAACCCACCAGTAGCGGTTCGCTTATACTGCTCAACCAATTCAAACACTTGACCTTTAATTTCTTGATTACGGTAAGTGCCCTTGCGGATACGAATTACTGCTGACATACTAGCTCCTTTTGTGTTCATCATGTCATTATTATAGCAAATTATCCATTTTTGAGCAATACCCATTCTTAATGATGGGTTATTGCCCAAATGTAATACCTAGGTATTACTTTTTGCTAATTTCGTTCAACTTAGCCAGGCTTTCTGCTTTACTCAATTCCATCTCGTAGGTAAGTTTCATGGCGCTGATCAGCAAAATAATAGCAAGGCCAAGTCCAATTTCTTCAAGAGTAAAAAACGATAGCAAAGCAGCAACAAAAAATCCACCGCCAATGCCAATGGCAAGGACTTTGAAAGTGTTAAGAACAGCGATTTGTTTTGGGGTCATATAATTTCCTTTTTTGCAATAATGCAATTATAACAGAAACGCGAATTATTTGCAATACCCTAGTAAACTGAAGGGTTAATACTTAGGTTTACTCTTCAGATTTGTTGTCTGCGTCAATATATTGCTTAATCACTCGCATGAGTTTACGACTGGTGTCGTAGACATATTCCTTGTCTTCGTCCTCGGTGTGGACAACAAGGATAAAGCCATTTGCGGCTTTTCGGATTTCGATAGATTCGAACATTATAACTCCAAAGTTAATTGAGCCATAATGTTAGCACATTATTGAATAAACATCAACCTATTCGGCAAAACACATTGTGTAATACACGGCTGGCGTTATCAAAATTTGATTCCATGACAGTTATATTGGCCATACCATATGCTATGGTGCCCATGTCTCTATAGTAAGTGTCAGTGGGCCAGCGCCTGCGTTTGAGAGGATAACTGTTGATCAGCAAACACTCGTCACCTATGTGTTGGTAATCTTTGCCGCTGAGGATTTGTATGGCAATGGCTTCTTCGTTTATGTTAAGTTTAACAAAGTTTTTGGCCAACAAGTGTACAACATAAGTTTCAACTTCGTTGTCTAAGTAAGTGTCACTCAGACCTTCACTTTCCATAACCAAGTCATAACTTGCTCTAACAAAATCATGCCAGCTCATGCATGTATTTACACATACAAACTCATAAAGCCCCGAACAATTTTTCCAATATAAGCAATCTGTTCAGGCGTAATAACAGGACTTGTGCCATGGAAATAAGTGTGTGTCATAGCATGGGTAGCCATAGGGAAATTATTCTTGGCTACCATCGGATCCATCAAGTGGCTGTATGCTGGTTGTAACATAATATTACCAGCAAAATACGGACGAGTCTGAATAAGGTTTTCTTCCAAATAGTCTACTATATCACTTCGACTAAATGGTGCGCCCTGCCTTATTGTTAAGGGAAAAGCAAACCATGATGGATCCGATTTGGCCTGTGCTCGAGGTAAGTGGAAAAATTCTTCATATTCTTTATAAATGTCAAACAGCAGTGCATAGTTACGCTTTCGCAGTTCATGAATTTCAGGCAGTTTCTTTAACTGTTCTAAGCCCATGGCACACTGTAATTCAATTGGTTTTAGGTTGTAGCCAATTTCATCGTAGACATATTTGTGGTCAAAGATTTCATCTGGCAGAGTAGGAATCCAATTATTAAAACGCTTGCCACAAGTGCCGCACTTTAACTTGTTAGCTTCGGGCCCTACGCAATAACAGCCACGACCCCATTCACGGAAACTGCGAAGAATGATATCTTGTTGTGCGTCATTTGTAGCTACATAACCGCCTTCACCCATGGTCATATGGTGTGCAGGATAAAAACTGCAACTACTCATTAGACCAAAGGATCCAAGAGGTACGCCATCGTAGGTACTGCCCAGTGCATCACAGCAGTCTTCCAATAAAATTAAATCATACCGTTTTACCAATTCCATAAGCCTATACATGTTAGGTGGATTGCCCAGTACATGAGCAAAAGTAATAACACGAATGTCAGGCTGTTGTTTTAGGGCTGCTTCAACTTGATCTAAGTTAAGATTCAATGTATCCAGCTCAATGTCTACAAACACGGGCTGAAAACCCATTTGCAGTGTAGGATTTAATGTGGTAGGAAATCCTGCAATAGGCATCAATACTTTCGTACCTTTAGGCAAGTTATAACCACGCTTGCTGGTCAAACTGGCCATCATTAGCAAATTACTAGAACTGCCACTGTTTGTAACAATGCCTTTTGTCTTGCCAAACTGCTTAGGAAACTCTCGTTCAAATTTAAGGCCAGCATCGCCCATGGCCAACCAACCTTTTAGCAGGCTTTCCACGCCAGCTACATATTCACTTTCATCATAGTATGCACCAGCATAGTTGACAAAGTCTTTACCCTCGCGCCAAGTTTTTGTCTGTTGCTTGCGTTGAATATATTCTCTAACTTGTTGTAGGATCTGTTCCATGTGTTACCAAATAAAGTTTTCTTGATAGTATTGTACTATTTTTTCCAGCTCTTTGTCAAACTCTGCTTGAGGTTGCCATCCCAATTGTTTTAGTTTTGTGTCATCTATGCTGTATCGAACATCCTGCCCAATTCTGTTCAAGTGTTCGATGTGGTCTTCGATGTTATAGTTTTTATCCTGCATGATCAAATCCAGGATCTTTTTAACCACTACAATATTTTGTGTTTCATAATTACCGCTGATATTGAATATTTCATTTTGCACGCCAGATTCGATAATAGTAATAACAGCCTGTGCAGTATCACCAGCAAACAACCAAGTACGCACAGGAGTGCCATTGTTGTGCAGATCTATCCTACGACCCACTGTAAGATACTTAACAGTCTTGGGAATAAGTTTTTCCACATACTGCCCGATACCATAGTTGTTGGTGGGGCGCACAATAACATAAGGAACTCCATAAGTTCTGCCCCAGCTGGTTACTAAATGGTCTGCGGCTGCTTTGGTAGCACTGTAGGGGTTACTGGGCTTTAACAAGTCCGTTTCTGTGTGACTGCCCTGTTCAATATCTCCGTAGACTTCATCTGTGCTAAAATGTAACAGCACAGGTCTACGATGTTTCTTTTTGTTAATCAATTTAAGAATGTTGTGTACGCCATTTATATTGCTGTGTACAAATCTGTCGCTGTCTTCAATGCTGTTGTCTACATGAGTTTCTGCAGCCATGTTAATGATGTAATCGCAGTCATATAGCCTATCTAAGTCATTGATGTCCGATTTGATAAAATTAAACTGATTGGGATAACGCATGTCCCAACTGTCAATCCAACCTGTATTGGCTGCATAGGTACAGTTATCTACACCAATTACATACCAACCTTTGGCTAAACAAGCTTCAGTGACATGACTGCCCATAAAACCCAAACAGCCTGTTACATAAACTATTTTCTTTGTCATTTAAGTTTTCCCAATACGCACATTATATGTTCATTGTTAGCAGATGTTGATATTATTTCTACCACTTCTATTCCGTGTCTACTCAAAAGTGATACCATTGATTTGTAAGTAAAGGAATTTATATGTTCGTGAAATACAGCACCGGGCAGAGAATAAATTTCGTTGTCAGGCACTTCAATATAAAACCAAGTGTTGTTATCTGCGTATTTCTTGATTTGCTCAATTAGTTCTGCGGGTTCGGATTTATGTTCTAGTACATGACAGCACATGATAAAATCCATAACCTCAGTTGAATTTACATCAAATAATTCTACTCCCGGCAACAAGCCAACATTGCTGATATCGTAAACATATCTTTTGGCATGATTGAAAACTTGGGGGATATGTTCGCCTTTATTACCACCGTAGTCTAAGACAGTTTGAATATTTGCAGCATCAACATATTTGTTTATTAATTCCATAATACCAAATCGTCTTATCTGCATGTATTCGTTGCTGTCAAAATTATTTAAATAATTTTCATATGTAGGTTCGCATGCAATTCTTTGTTGGTTATAACTGGCACCCCGGTAATCATCGTACAGTAATTGTTCTTCCCTGTCATCTAATCTGCTGTCGCTGCAGGTAAATTGACAACTTAAACAGTGTACGCCTTTAATGGGCAAATGTCCATGGGGTCTATAGCCCGTTACTCTCCAAGCTACAAATTCATGCATGTATGCTGGCAGTTTGGTAATGTTGTCAGAACCGCATGCAGGACAGCTATCAATATTATACATAATCTTTAAATCCCTGTTCAAGCCCCTGCAAATCGATTCCCAGTGAATATAAATTTTCGTGGCTACCAGTATAATTATTCTTGCTGGTACTGACCACTACAATTTCTTGTCGTAATTTTTTAATATCAGCAAATAATTTAGCAGCTTGGCTTATTTTAATTTTATTTTCGTATACACAGTTTACATCGTAAACAACATGATTATTTTCTACAAAACTTTCAACCACTGTACATAAATCTTGAATGCTGAAATAATCAAAATATCTATCATCAGTAATTTCAAATTTTGTTTTGGTCTTTAACAATTTTGGAAACAATCTGGTAGGGATCTCGCCTTTACCAAAACAGTTAAAAATTCTAAGATTGTAAAATCCTGGTTTTTCTACGCTGAGTCTACTTTTAAGATTTTGCCCAAATCCATAACTGTCCTGTGGCAATCTTGTAAAAATTTCTGTTTCTTCGACACAGTCTAAGTTCTGCGATTTGTCGTATTCTGCTCCACTGCCCAAATTGATAAACTTTTTAAACAAGTCACTGTTATTATAAAAGTTCATAAAAATACCTAAGTTGTTTCTTGTATCTGCCAATGATTGATTGTCAGTCATAGTGGCTGCTGCCATAATCACAACATCGAATTTTTCTTTAGTCAAAAACTTTGCGACTTTGACACAGTCTAATAGGTCTAGAGTTTTTCTTGTAACTGGCACTACTTGATGCTTGTGTGCAAGATGTTTGGCCAAATTACTGCCAACAAATCCATTTGCGCCTAATACTGCTATTTTCATAATGTACTCGAATAAATTCCAAACATCAACGGATACTCGCATCCAATTTGTTCATGTGATTCAAATTGATAACCAATGGTCTTTAATTTTTCAATGCCTGCAACAGCATCTACTGTTTGATGAACCTCAATAATCAATTTGGGTTTAAAAGATTCAAACCATTGTAGATCATCAAACACTACTCTTTCTGCTCCTTCTACATCGCATTTGATACAGTCAACTTTTTCTAAGTTAAATCTTTTAGCTATGTCTGGAATGGTTATAGAATTTACGAGCATAGAAGTCTTTTTTCCATGCAGTAATTCTCGTGCAGCGGAACCCATGGATCCATCGGATGTAAAAGCAAGTCCATTAGAATGATTCCAAACAGCAGCAGATATTAAATCAATTGTTAGTCCTGTTACTTTTTCATATTCAGCAAAATTGGTTGCACAGGCTGTATGATTAATGGGGTCTGCTTCTACTGCTATTACATGCCCAGTCTTACCTACTGTTTCTTTAAACATTATAGATGCCAAACCAGAATAAGCACCCAAGTCAAGAATAGTATCGCCTGATGTCAGTTCTAGTAAGTCAATATATTGTTGTGTGGTTGCCAGTGGTTCGGCAACAAAAGGAAAGAAGATTTTGTGCTTGTTATAGCCTTTTACTGTATGCCAACCAGGACTGCTGAAATCAACTGTTGAAATTCCTGCTGAAGTGCTGCAGTCAACACTGTCAAAATAATGATCAAATCCTGCTTTAATTTCTTCCAAATAAAGTGAATGCTGATCGCTTATTAAAATTTGTCTGTTGTTGTTTATAATTTCAATCATTTTTTGTCAGCATGAATTTTTATGAGACCGTCTAGTGTTTCTTCACCTGTGGCTAGTTTAGGTTGAAAATAAGTTCTACCAGGACTTAGTGTAGTTAAACAGTCTATAAGGAATGGGCTCTTGTGGGCCAATCCCCCGGACACCGCTACCCGAGTTTGATTTGTTTTACAATCAAGTCTGTGCATAGCAATAACATACTGTCTGACCCATGCTGCTGCAACTGCGGCTACAAAGTGTTGTACTGTTTGACTTTCTTGAAGTCTAATAAAGCCACTACAATTAGTATATTGCCAAGCACTGGCAAATAAATTCAAATCAACCTGTTGATGATCGCTGGTTAAAATTTCTTCTGCGTTTAAATTTTGCCAAATTGACCAAAACCTCGATGGTTCAACTAGTTCAGCAACTACATTCAGTGCTCGGCCTGATGGAATATGACTTAGAACTCTAACCCAAGTACCGTTGACATAGGGTCTTAGATCTCCTTGATCTAAGCTGTCTGTAAGTACAGCAACTTGACTGCCTGTGCCCAGGTTAATGACCATATCTGCGGTAATACCCAAGCCTGCGCCCAGAATAGCTGCTTGAAGATCTCCAAGACCACCATATACCATTTTGTTTCTGTATGTACCTATACAGCCTTGGGCCAAAGGAACAACTGATAGACCTTCAAATTCGTTTATAATTTTAGTACTGAGTAACTGTGTATACTTGTTTACAAAGCCTTGACTGGCAGTCAATGTTATGTCATTTCCTATACTAGAGTCTAACACAGCATCTACAAGAGTGCCAATTCTTTTATTTTTTGGTTCTAGTGTTTTTAAGGTAGCGTAAGCAATACCTGGGCGTGTAATTAAGCCTGTTTCATTGTAAAAGGCTAACTTGTCTATCTTTTTTAGATCAGCTCTACTATCTTTCCAACTAATGTATTGATTGTCCATGGTAAAGCCATGCATTTCCGAACAGATATAAATGCTGTCTACATCATTATGCATGGCCAACAGTTTACCAGCAGTAATGTCTAGGGCTTGTCTGTACAAGTTAACAGGTACTGTAAATGCCGGTGCAGTGTCGTGATTTGTTTGACTGGGACTGGCAACACTTTCAAAGTCAATTACTGCGGCACTGTCTGTGTCATAGACTACAGATTTAATATTTGTTGCACCAAAATCAACTAACAATATTTTCAATTTGTTTTACCTTATTGACTGCTTGTTCAATTTCAAATAATCCGTCTGCGTTCAATTCCAATCCTAAGAATTGCATGTTGCCTAGGCTGACCAACGTAGCGATTGGCAGTGTTGTGCCCTGGGCTTTTTTATCGTTGGACAAATAGGGCAACAGTTTGCTAACATCCAAATTGATGAACTCTTGCCAAACTGAATCGCTGATTAATTTGCGTCCTGTGCGGAAAATTCTGTCTGCTACAGTACTGTCTAGCAAATTTCTATTAACAGAAATCATATTCTCTACAAAGATTCCTAGTGCAACACCTTGACCATGTGGAATCTTGTAGTTGCTTAATGCTTCAATGGCATGTCCAATGCTATGCCCATAGTTCATACTGCGACGAAGATCTATTTCAAATTCATCTGCTTCTACAATTGATTGTTTGACAAACAAACTGGATGCAGTTAATTGTTGGATAGCTTCAGCGTCACGAGCAACAAACTGATCAACGGTCTGCTCAAGAAATTCAAAAGAACTTGCACCGCCTGTGGTTAATAGTCTTAGTATTTCACCACCGCCACTTAAAAAGTCAAAGTCTGTTAGTGTCCTAGTAAACTCTGCATCTACTAATACTTGACGGGGCGCACTGAATAAGCCTAATACATTTTTACTTGAACCATAGTTTACCGCAGTTTTACCACCAAGCCCACTGTCTGCTTGACTTAATAGTGTAGTAGGTACCAGTGTCCACGGAATGCCTCGCTTGTACATATAACCGGAAAAAGCACCCAAATCTTGTACAATACCGCCGCCCACTACATACAAGTGGCTACCACGATTGGCTCGTTGTTCCAGTAACCAATCGCAAATTTTAAGCACAGTGTTAATGCTTTTGTTTTCTTCCACAGCTTCAACAAGATAAGTGGGCGCTGTAAAACTCAAATGAGCCATTAGCTGATTACGAACATTGCTATCAATCAATAATAGCGCACCTTTGGTTGAGTTTATTGTGTCAGCAAGCCAAGCGAAACCATCACTGTCAACAAATTTTACATCATATGGTCTAGGAATACTGGCCACAGTAAAAGCACTGACTGTGGGATCGATGGTAAAACTAAATTCTGTTTTTTGTATTTTAAAATTTGTGCTAAACATTATTGTTGAAAACCTCCAGCAGTATACCCACCATCTACTGCAATGTCTTGTCCTGTTATGTAAGTGTTTTGGTCGCTGGCTAAAAATTTGACTAAGCTTGCAATTTCCTCGGGACGACCTAGCCTGCCTGCGGGTATGCCCTGTACTAGTCTTTCAATAGTAGCAGCTGTGTTATTTTTTGTAGTCATCTTAGTAGCAATATAGCCAGGACTTACAGCATTGACCATAACTCCTATAGGCGCTAGTTCGATAGCCAAGGTCTTGGTTACGCCAATTAGACCATGTTTGCTGACACTGTAAGGCAAACGACCTCGTCGACCAAACTGTCCGTATAAACTGCTGATTATTACTAGTTTACCATTCCCGGATTTTTTCCAGTAGTCAATGTTGTTTTGAATAATAGGCAAAAATCCCAGTAGATTAATCTGTAAGTTCTTTTCAATTTCTTCGGTGGTTAACGAATCAAATGTTTTAGGATTATTAAAACCAGCGCAGTGTACAATGGTGTCAAAAGGCGCATTTGCTTTGATAAACGACTCAACATGGCCAGCACTGCTGAGGTCACATATCTCATGACCTGCTGCAACGACTGTGTCCCCGTCAAAGGCCTGCACAATAGCTTGGCCAATGTCTCCAGTGCCGCCTAATACTAAAACTCGTTTCATATTAATCTTTGATCGTGTTTTCTGCCATTTCTTCGTCAGAAAGAAAAGGACTCATCATTTCTAAACTAGGCGCCAACATTGTACCGTCGGCTAATTTCTTTGCTGCCAACTTAGGTGCAAATACTTGATTGGGATCACACATTACTTCAATAACAGCAGGGCCATCATATTTCATAGCCAACTGCACTGCTTTTGATTGCCAGTCTGCCCATGTCTTTACTTTCAGTGCAGGTATTTTAAAGCCTTTAGCAACTTCTGTAAAGTCAGGCATAGTAACGCCATCGTCTGGACTGGTACCAAAAACATTGTCGCTGAAATAGTTGTGCTGTGTCTGTTTAATACTTAGGTAACCATAGTTATTCAAAATAATAACTTTAACAGGCAGTTTATAACCAACAAGAGTTTGCAGTTCTTGTATGTTCATCATAAGACTGCCGTCACCTGCTAGACAAATTACTCGTTGTTTATTGTTTGCTAAACAAGCACCAATTGCGGCGGGTAAATCGTAACCCATACTGGCATCACCTGAATTGGTAAACAATCTTTGACCCTGTTTGATGTCAGCAGTTTGAAAACTGATAACGCAGGCACTGCCATTGCCAGTAACCATGATATCTTTGTCATTTAACTGTTGATACATGTCTCTTACAAACAAGTAAGGGTTTACATGTTCTTCGCCATGCTTGTATTCAGGTACAACCACTGGATACTTTGCTACTCGCTGTTGGCACCAATCAAGATATTCTAAGTGTGATTTCTTAGGTTTATATTTGCCGAGTGCGGCTAAGAATTCAGGTATAAATTCCGCCAAGTCAGCCTGTACTTTATAATCAGTAAACAAACTGGGTTTAAATAATTCTGCACGATCTATGTCAACATGAATTTTGTAAGCACGACTAGCAAAGTTTTTATAGTTATAGCTAACTTGTCTAATGTTTAGTCTACTTCCCAGTACAATTAATAGGTCTGCATTCTGCACTGTAAAGTTGCCAGCGCGATCTCCTACTGTGCCAGGACGGCCTGCATAACAAGCATTGTCATTGGGCAGTGCGTCATGTGCGTTCCAACCAGTTACAGTGGGAATATTAAGACGACCGACTAATTTCAAAAATTCATCATGCCGGCCACTCAGTCTAACGCCAGCGCCGGCAAACAACACAGGTCTTTTGGCTTTCTTAAGTTTTTCCAATATGTGTGAAATTTCTCTATAACTTTTAGCCTGCACCAGTGTTTGAAGTTCAAGTTTAGTGTTAGCTGTAACATCTTTGTCAGCGGCTAACTTTTTGATAGAACCTTTCCACGGCTGTAAGTCATCAGTTTCAATCATAGTGCTGCTGATATCGACAGGTACATCGACCCAAACAGGTCCCGGCCTTCCGTGTGTAGCAAGAAACAGTGCTTTGTCCATTACTTCAGCAACCATTTGAGGATCTCGCAGTGTAGTAGCGTATTTTACAACAGGCCTAGCCATGCTGACAATGTCTACTTCTTGATCCCCAAGCTGGCGCATGGGCAAATCATAATTCTTATAGTGCGTTTCGTTTTTAACTTGCCCCGACACCACAATCATGCCAATGCTGTCTACATACGCACCGTAAACACCATTCAATGCATTAATACCTCCAGGACCAGTAGTTACATTAAGTACTGCCAATTTGTTGGTGGTCCTATAGTAACTTTCAGCAGCCATGGCAGCTGCTTGCTCATGATGAAAACATACTGGGGTTAGCTTTTTATTGCGACCAAAAGCATCATTAAGATGCATGGCTCCACCGCCAGTAACTAAAAATACATGTTCAGCACCTGCTGCCACACATCTTTCAGCAATGTAATCGGCTACACGCATTCTAGCCATTATAGACCTCTGTTAAGAATAAGATTTTTAAGTGCAGGATTTTCGTTGTAAGGACCGTCGATATGGTCAATGGTCAATGCTTGGTCTGCTTTGATACCTTGAATTAGTTTTTCGCCATCCAGCACTTCTCTACAGCTTAATTGACCTTTACGCAAAGGAATACTGAGATAAAAGTCTCGGGCAAAACTTTCTTTGGTCAATACATAACCTGGCTCTAAATCTCTGCGAGCATAAGCACCACGCACCAGTGCATCTAGATATTCCGTTTCACGACGGCTAATAACTCTGCGACTGTTGCTGTAACCACCACACATTTCCTGTGCTTTGTGAAAAGCCTTGTACCAAGTGTCACACTGTTCTGGTAAACTGTTATAAGCACTGACAGCAACACCGCCATAATTAATGTCTACATGTCGTTCCCAAGTTCTTGCGCCTTTGCCATAGCTGATCAGCATACTGCTGGACCAATCGTGATATTCATGTGTGCTGAGACCAATAACATGGCCAGGATAACGATCACGAAGGTAATCAATTTGATCCAAATGCAGTTCATCATCTTCACTGGGGTACAAACTAACACAATGATTAATGGCCAAGGGAATGTTTCTTCGTTCAAAGTAAACAACAAGATCATCTAGATCTTTTTCACTGGCTCCGCCTGTACTGACAATAACAGCTCGTTTAGTATCAGCAATTTTATTAATCAAAGGCCAGTCATTCATATCGCTGCTGGCAATCTTAATAATGGGCATGTCAAATTCAACGCATAAGTCTACACTCTTTTCGTCAAAAGGTGTGCTCATTGGAATGCCATTTACTGCTTTAACTTCTTTAATCAGTCTTGCGTACTGCTCTTTGGTAAGATAAGTAGCTTCAGTTTTTTTAATATATCTATTTTCAGTATTACCTTGAAACTCAGGATGAATAAATTCTGCGCTGTCCCTAAACTGTAGTTTTAGAGCAAACTTGACATTGTTATATCTTGCTACTGTGCCGTGATCTCTAATGATTTTAAGGCCGCGATCAACATCGCCTAAGTGGTTGTTTGCTACTTCTAGAACAAATAAATTTTCAAATAGTTCTTTATCCCTTTGACTAATTTGGGTCATAGTGTATCCTTGAATGTTATATTTTACACGAATGCACAGGAATTTCAAGCATGTCGTTTACCTGTTGCATACAATTTAATTTGGTAGGACTGTGTCTACTGCTGTGCCAATGAATAACTTTGGCATCTTGATAGCTGTAGTTGTTCCACTGATCCATTTGTTCAATATCTACCCAGGGCAGGCCGTGAGCTTGATAAAACAAATCTGGCCTGTGTGCATCTTCAAATCGGATACCTTGACTCCAAAACATAGCATTTTCAATTAGCTGTTCGTTGCCCCAAGTTTCAGGAGTAGTGTCGTTGCCTGCCCAATCTTTGGCCATATTCATACCCATGGCCCACACATCTTTGCTCATGGTATGTGGATAGTATTTGAAGTCACCGTTAAAGTAATTGGGTAAATCAATGCCCCATGGATTAGCATCATGATAGAACTTTGGGTCTGTCCAATTAAACATTCTAAATTCGTCAAACTCACCAAACATTTTTAAGGGTTTAACTATTTGCACATCAGGCCCAACTGCTAATATATTGCAGGGTTCACTGTGCCAAAGATTGTAGACATTGGTCCAATTTAACTTCATTGCTTGACCAATGTTATCAATATCTTCCGTCCATACAAGTTCTTCCCATTCGCCTTCAAGGAAATGGTACATACTGCTGCGACTGAGCCTGTACATTTCACTGTAAGTTTTGTAGATATCGCCTTCGGCGCTGGTGTCTTTCCATGCCCATTGGGTGCTGTTGATTCGGCGGTGAGCGCCTATCACATAGTTTTTGATTTTCATAAATTTATTGATTATATGTTTATATATTCATAATTAACAGTGGTATCGTTAACTCTGAATATACGAGCACCATTTCGTAAATGAAACTTTTTTGCCAGTTCTGTAGGTGGGCTCAAGGTCACAAATCGCTTGATGTTGGGATTTTCCTGACGAAACTTAGCCAAGCCTTCTCTAATAAGTTGCTGACCAGCTCCAGGTGCGTAACTCCAAATAGTATAAAACACAGCGGTATCGGGATTGGCGCTGTTATCTGTTAATAGTTCTTCTTCGCTAGTGGGAATTGTGCTACACAATCTGGTGCAGACAACAGCCTTGACTGTGTTGTCGTCAGTAAGGGCCAGCACTGCCCTATTACTGCCAAATCTCTGTTCATAAGGAATATGGGGACGCACAGGATCGTCCTTGAGATAATTGGCAAATGGGTCTAGTGTGTCTTTAATTGTGTAAATCATGTCGCTACCTGGAGTTTTATAATGGTATTTATATACTATTATATTTTTTTCCAGAGCGCGGTGTCAAGATTTTGTAAACCATTATATCTATCTGTGTCCTGTGGGTGCGGTAGATTGTATGGATTAGTTCGTTTAAAGGTACTGCCAGCAATGCGGTCCAGTATGCGATTAACTTTGGCGATGTCTGCTGTGCCAGGCAGCAAATATTCTAATGCTTGCTGTCTTGTCTGCAAGTCTAATTTAGCACACAATAATAACAAAACAATATCAAATTCTAAGTAACTGAAACCAAACTGTGCTTCGTCCCCATCACTGATACCTAAGCCGTCAGTGGGTTTAGCAAACACAGTGCTGGCGGGCACGCCATAAACTTCAGCCAGTTTGGGCACTTCCCAACTCTTACTAAGACTTTGGATTGGAGCAAGGTCGCCTACATCACCATGCAGTGTCCAAAAGCCTGCAGCCAGCTCACTGAAGTTGTCGGTGCTGCCCACCAAGCCACGTAGACTGCTGGCAACATTGTACACAGTCATCATACGCAGTCTTACTCTAAGATTGGCTCTACGGATAACATGGCCAGCATTGTTGATTTGACTGTCCCAAGCACTAATACTTTTGACCAAGTCATCGTAGGGTTTGGTTAAATCTACATGCACATGGTTTAATTTTAATGCTTGGCAAGCTTCAATGCCGCGTTCAGTTTCGGCAGGATTTTGATGTATGGGCATAGTTACACCAGTTACTGTCCAACCTGCTTGTTTGAACAGTGCCGCAGTTAGGGCACTGTCTACGCCACCACTCATGCCGATGGCTACATTTGTAATATTATATTTTTGGCCATAGTCTTTTAAGCCTTGTACCAGCTTTTGACCAGTGTCTTCTAAAGTATTAAGATCTGAGTAAAAACCTTGATCAATAAGTTGTTCCAATTTGGAATCAAACCAAGTACTTAATGGTGTCATGGTTTCGTGGCGACTGTAGGTAAGAATTTGTTGTTTGAGGCTCATAATAGTTGATTGAATTAAAATTATTTACACAAGTATTTCAGCTTGCTCGTCTAAACTGACTAAATTGTCTAATTCACTTTGTCCATGTACATCAATTATGAGATGCAGTCTTGCTTCAGTGCTTTTATTAACTACCCAGTGCAATACACCTGTGTTAAAAAAGTATACACGGCCATCAGCAGGCATGTGGTAGCTTAGGGTTTGTCCGTTGCGTTTCATGTACATCTTAACACTAGGATTTGTAATAATAGGAATATGATATCTGCAGATATAAGTTGGGTCGTAGTCTACATGAGCTTTTAGTTCGTGATTTCCTGCAACATAAGCCAGTCTTGTTCTTGTAACTTTGCTGGTAAACATATCCATTATCTTTGCCAGTTCCCCTTGAGCATATTTGGTTCTAACTGTATAATTTAATTCGTCGGCTTCAGGCAAATAATTTGGACTAGTAGGATCCAATCGTTTGGTTCGTTCATAAATGTTAGTGTATTTGAATTCAACGGCACCACGACTTTTAGACTTGTCAAATTCTGTTAACATAACATGCCTGAACTTATCGCTGTTGCCCATGTTGGCTTCATCTTCTTTAAAGAAGTTTGTATGGCAGTATTCATTTGCAATAACAAAGTCCTTCATTGACCCATTGGCATCAGTCCTAATATCATTGTAGCTGTCAAAATTAAACAAATTAACATTTTTTAAATACTCAAACAAAGCAGGCATATCAATTTGCCAGTCTTTTAAATAGCCCCAACAGGGCAATTGCTTACGATTTTTCATTCTGTCTAATCCTTACTAATTCTATTAGGTATCTTGTAACATCTATTTGCCACCATTTTTTTCCAAATCTATAGTCGGCAGGAAAAGCATGGTGATTATTATGCCAACCTTCGCCCCACATTAACAAACCTAATACAGGATGGTTAGTGCTAGTATCTTTAGTTTCGTAGTCTTGCCAACCCAGTGTGTGACTAAAAGTATTGATACTGCTGCCTGCATGCCATAAAAATAAACTAGGTATTAACCAAGCATAGACCACAGCAAAAGGATCCATCAAATAACAGCATGCCGCATAAACGACATGAACCAACCAATAGAATTTGTGCATGTTTATATGAAAATTACTGCGAAGTAAATCAGGAACATATCTTACATTAGGTTGATGAAACATACTAAAAAACTGTACCTTTAGAAATCCTTTGGTATGTGGACTATGAGGATCACGGTCAGTATCAGTAAATCTATGATGTTCTCTGTGTACAGCACACCACGCAATACTGCTACCTGTTCCCCCAATAGATGCCAATACTGTTCCTAAATATTCCCACCATTTTGGTGCTTGATAACTTTTATGACTGAGCAACCTGTGAAAAGTGCCGCTCATACCTATACTGCCAGTTAGGAAATAAACTGTAAACGCTATTACCCAATGATACCAATTAGCATACATTATCATAGGAATGATACTTAAATGTGTTATACATTGAAATATAAAAAGGTTATTAATTTGCAATTTCATTGTCTTACTACCTTACCATAAATTTTTCTTGTGTTATCACCTGCTAGGCTAACTATTTCATTGTCTTCTACATCTCTAAGTACAGTTAATCGAGGGTGTATTACTGCATTCTTTCCTATTACTGCGCCGCCTAGCTTACTAATTGCTGATCCAAACCCTATGTGTGCATTTTCTTTTATAACGCAATTACCTGATACTAACGCTGTTCTTTCAATTACACTGTTGATTCCTAAAATGCTGTCATGAGCAAGTAAAGCATGAGTGTGTATTTGACTATGTGGCATTAATTCGCAGCCATGGCCGATTGCTGCACAGAAACCTATGTAAGTTCCGGGGTGAACAATCACTGACTTGCTTACTTGACTAATTTTATTTCTTAATGTTGCTAAAGGTAATTGATGTCTGTTACATAAGTTGATAAATTCTAAACGCCTAATTTTACTACCTTCGAATTTAGGAATAACACTAGACGCTACAAAAAATTGGTATTGTTTTTTATTATTTTCAAAGTCGAATGTTTTTTCAGATCCAACTATAGGAACTTCCGCAATTGATTGAGTATTGCCGTAATACTGATCATCAATTATTCCGAAAACTGGAATTCCCATTTCTTCAGCAGTTTCCGAAAAAAGACTTATGTTTGAATTTGATCCCAAGAAAATCAAAGGTTTACTCATAGTACTAATATTGTTGGTCTACTATTTTACTAAGAGCTAAAAGAATTGTCAATTCTTTATACGGTTGGCGTTCCAAGCATAGATATGTTGGTAAAAAGGTCACTACCTTAAGCGTCAATATTTCCCGGCGTCATTTTTTTAAAAATGGCGTTGCTAAATTTATTTATTAAATTTTAATTTGATCAACAAGAAGTTCTAGGTTTGCAACAAGTTCTTGTATACTAGAGTCTGTCAGTGCGTTATTGGTAATATTTTGCCAAGATTTATTTGAATTATAGTTCTTACTAATCCAAACTGTAAAATTTTTAGGGAATTTAATTTCAAGAGTTTGATCGTTTTTAAATAGACCCATAGATAATTCATTTAATCTTGTAGCACCCTCAAACATTGATATTATATTGTAATAAATTGTTGGATTTAAAATATCTACATTATTAATCAACAATTTTTCAAATTTAACAGACTTGTCTTTAATAATTATATTATTTTCAACAATAGTATCATTTATATTTTTATTGCCCATTGATATTTTTACCAAATTAGAATTTTCAGCGTTTAAAGTTTTACTAAAACTATAAACACCGTCTGTGAGTACAGTGTTAACTAGTACATCATTGTTTATCGATATATGAACACTGGGATCTGTGTTAACAGTGGAGACTTCGATTTCAACTTCGAACTGAATATTATTTAGATTGTTTAAAAAAGTTGTGACAAAATTTGTTATATCTATATCGCTTTGCTGTCCACCTTTGTTTATAAAAAATTCATTAATGTCATTTAAGTTGTCGCTTAAAAAATCAAATTCAGGTTTCAAATACATAAATTCATTTACTATAGGCAAATTTAAAGCAGTTGCAAGTTTGTTTACTATAATCCTTCTCTTAAGTCGTGTTTTAAGTGTGTTAGTCGGGTTATTTGGATTAAACCATAGTCTTACAAATTTATCATTGTGCCGTTCAATTACTGAATTACCGAAACTAGGAGAACCATGTATTAATCCAAAAGTGGTGCCTAGCATTACTCCTATCACTGTAGACGACAAACTATAGGGCACTAAATCAACCAGCAATTGACAATGGTCAATAAAATCCGTTTCAGTTTCAGACCAATGGCCTGTAAATAATAACAAAACACTGGTAATATTGTATTTTCTAAAATACTCAAGTTCAAAAAATAAAGCTTCGACTGATGTTTGTTTGTTTATAGCTGATAGAACTGCATTACTGCCTGATTCTGCTCCTATGGTAAGTCCTTGGGCGCCGCTGGCGGCTAACATACTATAATAAGCATCAATGTCTTTTTTACTATTAGTAAAGTCTCTGCAAATGTATTCGCCCGACCATACTATGTTTTTATTTGTTTGCTGATTATATTCGGCTAATCTTTTGATAAACTTTTCAAAATGCAATAAACTGCCATTGGTCAAACTGTCTACAAATCTAAATTTTCTAAATCCATATGTACTATTAAGTTCAATTAATTCGTCTGCTATTCTTTCTCCGTCTTTAAATCTATAATTGCCAAATTTTGATCTTATGTCGCACATATCACAATCTCTGACACACCCTTTACTGCCAATTACATCAATTATTGTTTCATCGTTTTCCCATGTATAACAATCTAGTTCGTAATCATCATAGTTAGGTAGAAAATAATCAAATTGCTCGTCTGTGTACTGTGTATTCTTTACTGAATTATTTCTTAGTAGATCTAATATTCCAGACTCGCCATCGCCTATAATTATATGATCACAGAGTTGTTTCGATCGTAATGCTTGTTCAAAAGTATAGATTTTGTCATTTATATTTTTGTTAGGCAGTAATTTTTGAGCAGTATAGTGTACTGTGGTTGTAAGTCCGTGACCGCCCAAAACAATTTTATTTGCAAAACCTTCTTCGTGTGCTTTCAATAAAATTTCCAAAATAGCTTTTTGAGTCCACCCACTGAATACACTTAATCCTATAAATCTAGTAGGGCAATTCTTCAACAAGTGGATAACTGATTGATACCATTTTTCAATAATTATTTTTTCAGTATCACTTAAAATTTTTGCAGTTGACCAAAAATATTCTAATAGGTTAGTGTAAACTTTAGGATCCTTGTTGCACTGTTTATAAAGTTCAATTGAAAAATCATAAGTTTTTGATTTGTATCCTTTGCTTTGCACTAATCCCTTAAGCAGTGCAGGGGCAGAATAAACTCGATCTATGGCCAAGGGCGGAACCGAGCAAAATACAATATCATACATATAATTTTTTTATAAAAAAGTGTTTTATAATCACTGCGTCAAGATCAAATTCCCACCACCGATTTAATAAATTAAAATTCCATGCTGTTGGTTTATAATGATGGTTGTTGTGTAGGCCCACTATTACAAATAACCAACGGATAAAAAGATGATTTGTACTAGAGTCGTGTGTTTAAAAATTACTATACCCAACGGTGTGTCCTAGACTATTTGTAATTCCACTGAAAAAACTGGTTGTAGCACAAGGTAAAATAAATCCTATCATTATGGGTACCATAGATTCTGTTAACATAGACCCAGAAACCAATAAGGTTATCCATGCTATTAAAAGTTTGAAATAGTTTTTGTGTATAAACATTTGATAAGGATCTCTTAACATATCTTTTATTATAGCAGGATCAACATGCCAATTATTGTCCCAAAATGTAAACCACACTCTTAATATTCCTATATTTTTGGGACTGTGTGGATCATTATCCAAATCACTAAATCTATGATGAGTCCTGTGTACAGCAACCCATGATAAGCAACTACCTACGCCCAAAATAGAACCTAAAAACAATAATAGATATTTTTTAAGTTTTGTTGTTTCAAAACTCCTGTGTGCAAAATATCTATGGTAGCCAATTTCAGCACCCAATCTTAAGATTAAAACTGATGAATAAAAACAAATCAGCATCAAATACCAAGGTAATCCAGAAGTAAAAAACCAAAAGATACTTAAGGCATAAGCAGTTAATATTATTAGTTTGATTTTTTTATCTGAGTGTTTGGAAAATATGATGTCTGGATCTAAAAATTTTAAAAGATTCATAAACAAAAAAAGGTAGCGTAAGCTACCTTGTATTTATTTTGCGTGATACGGATTTCTTAAATGTCTTGAATTTCTACAATTTCAAAATAAGCATTGTATTTTCTATGTATGGCCCCTATACCATCTAACCATTCTTGGGCGGCCTGCTGATCTACCCATTTTCTTTTACATTCAATGTTGTTAGAATTGTCTTGTAAATAAACATACTCAAGAACTCCATCTGTTTTATTTTCAGCTAGCAGAGAATTCAAAAAAGCTTCTGCTTCTATGAATAAATCAGAATACGAAGGACTGTGTAATCCGTCGATTGATTTCGTTATAGTTAGTTTTGTATACATAAAAAATCCTTATTAACTTTGAAAACTGTTAATATATTTATTTATAAATTTGGTAATACCGATTCTTAGGTCTGCGCTGTCAAACAACTCTTTTTTAGACATTTCCAAAACTGTCTTCTGTTGAATACCCAGGCCTTCAAATAGATTACTGTCCCAAGAATCCGCTGGAGTTAAATGGGCCGATTTAGAGTTTAAAATTTTAGCTATTTTCCTGGCTTCTAAACTATTTGTAATAGGGCTTACCCATTCTAAATCTTTATCGAATTTATAGCCGTATTTTTCGGCTTCTAAATCAAACTCGCTAAATGTTTCAGATTCAGTCTCTTTGGCGTTTATTAAATGCAAAGGGTAAAACACAGTTGAAAATTTATGTTCTACAATCCAGCGGAACATACTATGAACACTTCGAAAGTCTTCTCCTGGTAAGCCTACCATAGCATTTACACTTATGTTAACATCGGACCAAGAATTTTCTTTAAGACTGGGCAAGTAATCTCTAGCTCTTTTAGCCGACCATACTTTTCCAATAGCCTTTGCTGCCACAGGATGTAGGGTTTCTACTCCTATATGACAACCATAAAGACCTGATTCTGCTAACAAATGAGCAGAATCTGAAAATTTTTCAACTAGGTCACCTCTTATATGAGCAGCATATTTTAACTTGAACGGCAAGTTTGAAGCCATTTTATGCCAGTCTTTAATTTTTTCTATGTCATCGTTAAAAGTATCATCTAAAAGCTGATAATTAGTAACATTAAACTTTTCATAAGCTTCTACTAATTCGTCTTTTATAAGTGACATATCTCTCACATAGGTTCCGCGTTTTTTGCCAATGCCTTCAAATCTACAAAATCTACATTTGTATATGCATCCTCTGCAAGTTTCTAACGGCAATGTTTCTTGAGGCACAATACGATCATCTATATGCCATTTAAAATCACACGAAGTAATATCCCACGATGGAACTACAGCTTTGTTAATTCCGTGATTAAAATTTGAATTTAAAAAATTAATTACACTATTTTCTGTTTTACCTTCTAAAACAAATTCTGCGTTAAAAAAGTTTTTCCATTTAGGAGAATTATATCCCCCTACTAAAATTTTATTACCGTGTTTTTTTCTTACATACATTGCTGTTCTTAATAATTTTTGAACAACTGGATCATTTGTAATGTTATCGCTAAAAAATAAGTGTGTAACACTTATTCCTAAAATAGTGTTAGGTCCTACAAATCTATCTAAAATTTGTTGTAGCTGCTCTTCTGGAATGTAATTAAAAAAATCTACTACCTGACATGAATATCCAGCTAATCTAGCACGATGACCAACTTTGTAAGGTCCAATTAACCTATGCGGGATAGTAGGAACGATTGACAAATCCTTATATTCTTGACTTGTAAAAGCATAGAAAAATGGATCGTTATTAGCGCCTGATAGTATAACTAAATCTTTATAATCTGTGGAAAACATAAAAAAGGTATAAGGTAGTTTTCTAGGTGACAGGATTACTACCAACCCCGGACGCACAGCCCATCCCATGTTTCGTGCGCCGCGGAAGCAGAGTGTCGTCTCTTGCGAGTTTAATGGGTCTGCTCAGTGTATTTACATAACTGCGATAGGACCGTTACCGTTTTTAAACCCCACATGACCGCCTTGTGCTCTAATTCGGTCCCCGATTTCTTCAAGACTGATAGGAGCAAAGTCTGTGTGTTCGACACAGGCACAAAAGTATCTCGGATCTATTTCAGGTGCGGCACCTTTGTGCTTTACAGTCATAACACGGTTAGCATGTAAGTGTCCATGAATGTTGCAGCCAAAACGAGCAAGACTTTCTTCATGCACAGGCACATGGCTAAAGATCATGCCGTTCAGCACATGGTAAGCACGAATATCTCTAAAATGTTCGGTATAGTCCGAAAGTTTAAAAATATCGTGGTTGCCTTTAACAAGAACTTTATCCCCGTTTAGGCGATGCAGGATGTGCAGAGATTTACGGTTGATCACAACATCGCCAAGGTGATAGACTTTGTCGTTAGGGCGAACTCTGGCGTTCCAACGCTCTACCATGGTTTCATCCATTTCCTCAGCTGACGCAAAAGGACGCAGTGGTGAACCATCTTCACGCTTAAACACTGTACAGGTTTTTTCATGCCCGAAATGCGTGTCTGAAATTACAAAAGTTGTGGGCATAATAGCCTCCTAAATATAAACATCAAATTTTGTGCCTACATAGAACATATACTGGTAGTTAGCGTATGCATGTCTTTTGTCTAAAACTTCATACTGGTGTACTTGATCTAGTTCAGCTCGTCTTAATTCTGCTTTGGCGATTCTATGACTTTCTTGAACTTGCTTCATTTTCATTTCATAAAAGTCTTGCCAATTGTTTTGCCAATTACGGTGCTTGATGATTCTTTCTTCATGCAGTTTATTATACCGCAGAGTGTAGTCATACAAAGGCGTAGGTGTTGACACTGGAAACTTGATAGCCATTATATTTCCTTTATGCTACAATCCAATCTATTTGGTCAATGATTAGTACAACTTCCGATCCATCATTTTCTTCAATTCTAAACTCAGTGCCTTCAGGAAGCCATTGGATGTGTAGGTCCTCAAGACCTCCCAAATGAGCATCGGGCCATTTGAGTGTGGCATACGCTAGAATTTTTTCTTGATCACCTTCTTCTACCAAAGAAACAAGACCTGGATCAAAAATAAGTTCAAGACTGTCAAAATCAAGACCGATATTCCATGTGTACCACCCGGCACCATAGCCAGGACTGTACAATACTGCTACAAGACCATCGCGAACTACTTTGTTCATTTATTACCTTTGTGAGACTTAGGAATAACAAAACCCCAATCTGTAGTAACACCGTTGATTGTATGCAGTTCATTTTCGTCATATGACAATCCTAAGGCTTTCATCATCTTATGCTTAACTAGCAAGTTAGGACTACGAAAGCTTTCGGTGTCTGTAAATCCCAT